GTGAGTGCAGTGCGGGGGGGGTAGCCTAGGTACACATGCCCATAGCCTAGCCCTCTCGCGGGCCCTCTGCCATGTGAGAGGGCTGCCACCAAATAACCCTCTCGAGAGTATCCCAAGCCCTGTAGAGACTCTCTAACCACTCATCAGTGTAGAAGAACTCGTTATCCTTGGGCTGCATTAAATGGATAGAGTTTAAAGAACCCTTCGAGATATCGGAGATAAACTCTCTAACCTGCTTCTCTGAGAATCCATCTTCTAGTAATCGATTGAGATTTACCATTATAAATAGAGGATCCTCTTTATCGAGTACTTCTTCCATATAATCTATAGCCTCTGGCATATCGAGAGGGGCTGCTAGTAATTTTATTTCCATTTGTACCTCTACTTTTGGATAAGTGTTAATATTTTGTCTAGAAGGAGAACCGCTTCCCCTTCTTCTTTAATGATTCCTTCGCTCTCTCAAAGAGTTGTTTATCTGCAGTCTCTACAGTTTTTCCCTTCGATAAAAAAGAATATACACGAGCTCGAGCCCATTGATCTTGAGTTGCTCCTGGTCTATGACCTACTGCCCAGGCTGCTAAACCCTTATCGAATACCTCTTGGATAATCCCTCTGGGAATATCTGTAACAGATGCTACAGCCTTAACGAATCTCTCTCGAGGCTTCCCTTCCTTCTTGGTTGCTTCCTCTTGGATAACAGATCGAAGCCCACTATCTTTAATTCTTTTCGTATACTTGCTAGGCTTAGTCTTAGCGCGAGCATCTCCCGGAAGAGGCTTAAAGGATTCCTTCCCCTTTATTCTCTTTCGGATTTCTGCTTTCCTCCGAGCCTGCGTACTCTCTCCGAGTCCCTTAGTATATTTCTTGGGTACCTTAGCAGCCATATCTATCTCCTTCGAGTAGTTCTTCTAGCTGTTTTACGCTTGGGATTGGTTGTAGTCTTTTTCTTCTTGGGTTTTTTTCCGTACATTTTTTATCTCCGGTATCTGGTTCTTCTACGTTCTTCTCTTTTCTTGCGCTTCTTAGGCTTGGAGTAAGGAACCGATCCTCTAAGCTCTCCTTCTTTATACATCCTCATTGTAATCGCTGCAGCCTGGTCCCACTGGTAGCCCTCTCTCATTAATCTAGAGATCTTGTAACGGATAAGAAGATTATCTTGTTTAGATCTCACTCCAATCCTCGCTCTCTTCTTCTCCGTTATGCCCTCTTACATGGTTTACAGTAGAGAGTATCGCTCCCATTAATCCAAGTGCTGGGAAGCCTTCGTTACGGAAGTCTAGATCTACTCCGTTCCTATCCCATTTGGCATATATATAAATCTCTCCATTAACTGTTATAATGCTAGTATCTCCAATGCTATCGCAGCAGATAGCCTCGTGCATCTCTTCGATCTGTGCTTGGAGGAAGTCCTGGGCTGTAGATATTCTAAAGTTCTCCTCTATCTCGATTCCGGGGAAGAGTTCCGATAGAGAGATGCCTTCGAGCTCTGGTATAATTGATCGCTTTTTCATTTTCATAACATCACCTTAACATATTTGGAGGGCTTCATGCCTAAGATTAGAGTACCGCGAGAGATCCAGATCCTCGCTAAGAGAGCAATAGATTATAACCTAGAGCAACCCATTAGTAAACGAGCATCTTATAAAGATGAAAAGGGGAAGAGAGTACCCGGTACTGGAATGAAGACTGCTAGAAGATTGACCTCTGGAGAAGTAGATCTCCAGCAGCTAGAGCTCATGGATGCTTGGTTCGCTAGACATGGAGAGTCCGATAAAGAAGCGAAGGCTAGACAGGATAAGACCTCTAAAGCTGCTATTGCTTGGGCTCTCTGGGGAGGAACTCCTGCTCGCTCATGGGTTAAGCGTGCTATTAAGAGCCTTCGATCTAAGGAATAACACTAGAAAACACTAGAACTACACTAAATAACACTAGGTATATTCTGCGATAGTTGCGCTGCTACGGGCTCGATACTCTCTTTTAATGAGGTTCGAGCCCTTCGCGTATATATATAATATAAATACATATACCAATTTATATTCTCTATATAAACTGATACTCGAAATAGGGCTATTTTTGGTACTTTGTCCCCTATAGATCGAGGGTATCGCAGATTTAACCTAGTGTTATCTTCTGTATTTTTAGTGTTATCTAGTGTATTTTTTAACTAGATACGGGGGATTCTAAACACAAAAAGAGCCCGGATATTACTCCGAGCTCTCAACCATTAACATTCAATCAAACAGACCAATTAGAATATACACTACTCCAGATTAGATTACAAGTCTATTTTACCTCTTCCATATTCTCTGCCCATCCTTTATAACTTGTTTATATCCGGACTCCTTGCAGATCTGCGCTATCCGCTTAGCGTTCCCAGTATGCTGCTGAGATACTGGAAGATCGAGGTAATGCATAATCTCAGTAGTATTGTTTTTACCGCTTGCGATCGCCTCTCTAACCTTGATACTCCAAGGATCATCGATTATGTAGGCCTGCTGTAGTTCTGAGAGCATCCGCTGGGATTCCCATTCTAGATACCATATCGAACCCGATAAGTATTCCTCTAGCCCTTCTGCGAAGATCTGTTCTCTCCACGTTCTGAGATACTCGAGATCTACCTGCTGAGTAACTGTTATAGGCCATACTCTACGCTCCGGGCCATCGCTTAAGAATTGGTAGTTATTCGAAGTCCCAGCGAAGACTACTCTACGAAGGTAAGACTTAGGAAATTGCTGATAGGAAGGTCTGAACTTATCTTCTGCGGAAGAGATGAAGGCTTTAAAGTTATCTGCTGTTCTACCCTGGAGAGAGTGTAACTCCGCGAGTTCCCATAACCAAGTCTCCGTAGAATGGATTAACTCTAGAGAATCCTTCTTGCCAATATCCAGAGGGCTATCGCTGAACCAATCCTCTCCAATAAGAGTTTTTAATCCTGTACTCTTGCCCAGTCCCTTCTCTCCGCAAAGGATAAGGAAGTTATCCATCTTACATCCGGGCTTCATTACTCGAGCAATGAGAGAGATAATCCACTTAGAACTCATCTCCTCTATCAGCTGCTCAGATCCTAGAATAATCTGGGCTCGGAAGGCATTCCGGAAGAGATTATGGATTCTAGGCTCTCCATCCCATACTGGAAGATTCGTTACCCAGTCCTTTACATTCTCTTGGATGTTCTTATGGGCTACTCGAAGGACCGCTCTCTTAATATCTGGAGATGTGTATCTAATGTTATAGGCTCGCTCAATATGGAGTCCAATATCCTCGAGATCTGGATCCCATAACTCTCTCATCTTCCAGATTACTTTATTACTATGATCGTTGTAGCAGAGACTCTCGTAGACTGGATCATTCTCTAAGATGAGCGCGATATTGTTTCTATTGGCATAAGGTTTGGGAGTTCTAGTAAGTTCTCCTTCTTTATTATACTTCGCTTCTGACTTCTGCAGCAGATCCCAAGTATCGATATCTGCTTCCTCTGGAGCAAACTTATACTCCGCTTCCTCTCCAATCTGCTTAGCGATCTCTAACATCTTCTTCATTTGCTCTTTGTTCATTTTTCGCGCTCCTGTAATCTGTTAATCGCGAAGGAATATTCGAATCCGCAGGAAGCAATAGCAGAGATAATCGTAGAATCTAAGAGGGCAACTCGCTTCTGTCTAAGGGATTCTTTTCTCCATTCTGGAAGATCTAAATATTTATACTCTGGATACTGTCTCAGCATCTTGATCTCTGTTAGCACCTCGCATATTAACACGAGATTCGAGATTCTAGGATCGAATTTCTTAGATCCGTTCATTGTTGAGTAACTTACCCCGGAGAGCCTGGAGAGATCCTTCCTCGTTATTGGCAGCTGTTCTAACTCCTCATTTAACCACTTATTAAAATACATATGTACCTCCGTATTTTTTATTGTGTTTATTGGTTATCGTTCTTACTGTGTTTTTCCTTGATCCGTAGCCTCCGCTCCGAGAGAGCATTCTCTGGAGTAGATCGTATCCCTCTCATGATGAGCATATTATACTCTTCTCTCGTATCGCTTAATACCTCACAGATAGCGAGGTATACATCTAGCTTAGGATATCTCTGTCCATTCATATAAGCTTTAAGCGTAGGAACCTTTATTCCTACTCCCCTGGCCACATCTTCCAGAGTCATATCCTTGAACTCTGCATATCGGAATATATGGAACCCAAAGGAAGTACAGTTCTTAGGGATGTAAGGTATCTTATTTCTACTTTTCATAATAGAGCCTCCAAAAATCCCCACCATCCGCACTTATTAGCGCGATTACAATGAGGATATCTAACCGCGTGCATTAAATCGGGATCTATAGAATAATAGACCTCTCTCTTATTGCAAGCTGGGCAAGTAATATTCCGGGCTACATTCCCTTCGATGCTTGCTCCTATCTGCTGAGCAAGAGCCCTTCTATATTCTGGATTATGGAATAGAGCCTCCATCCCACTCTTGGAGCCTGCTCTCTTACTCTCCCATCTCTTGTATCTTTTCTTCGGTTCCTCTTTTGGAATATGAGAATACTCCAACCGGAGGAGCCCATCTCCTTTATGGGCCTTCGTTCTCTGAAGATCTGCATCCGATCTATCTGGGATAGCGTAGCGATAGTACATCCTAGCGCAATCGTTAAGAGCACTATTATCCGGATCTCCTTGCCCTACTATTCTATCCCATAACTCCTTCGCTGCTTTTGCTGCTCTCTTCCAATCTGCAGCAGGTATGGGAATCTCTAATGGAAGGACTATCCTCCATTTATTGATATCCTCAGTATGAGAGAAGGAGGTATGGGCTATATAATGATAATCTAAGAAGGCTGTATGGAATCCGTAATCTGTTCCATCATCGAGATCGAATACTAAGCAGCTAATCTCTATAGCATGGGCTCCGCTTCTATTTCCAGCGAAGGAGGTAGGGCTCCAAAGAGGGAGAGAGCCCTTCTCTCTCACTGGATAGGGAACTGCTGGAAGCATGAGAGCCTTAGCAAGTTTCCGGAGATCTACTTCTGCTTCTACTGGGACCTTAGCGAACTTATTAGAGAAGGTGCTTATCTTAAACTTCTTATCCATCTGTACCTCCTAGAATAATTTAGATTGCTTGGAGTGCTCGTTATACCTGGATAGGGTTCTCTCGAAGTACTCCGGATCGAGTTCCCAAGCATCGAGATCGAATCCCAGATCATAACAAGCGCAAGCAATGGAACCGGATCCGAGATGAGTATCCAGTATCTTATCTCCATCCTTCGCATAGTTTTCTAATATCCATTTATAAAGATCTACCGGCATCTCGCATGCATGTATACCAGTTCTTCCATTAGCTACAAAATTAGTCCAAGTTTGAGTATATACCTCTATCTTTTTATGGTAGGTGCATGATGCTATTACAGCTTTACTAAAATTTGGAATAGGTTGGTTTTTTATCCATACAATTGCACCAGATTTTCCAGAAAAACAATTATAGTAATTCGCTCCAAAAATAATCTGATGCCTACTGACCCTTCTAAGCTCTGTAAAATATAAAGGAGAAGGGATACTATCATTCCATTTAACTGGTGATCCTCTATTAGACTGTACAAAATTACCGATACCGAAGGGAGGATCTACGATAGCGAGATCATATTGGTTATCTTCCATCTCTCTCATAGCCTGGAGAGAGCATCCGAGATGGAGATTAATGCTTGGATCATTCCTCATCTTCTCTACTCCATTGATAGATAGAGAATAGAGTATGGGCTTCCTCCATCTCTCCTGCGTAGTAATCTTCGCAGAATATAGATACCACTCGATTATCATCTATCCATATTTTACTCTGAGTAAGGATATCCAGTACCATCTTAAGCAAGTTATCTAGATCTGGCTTCTTAGGCCTCCATATTCTACCTTGAGGAAGTTCTCCTTTAACTCTACTTAGGCTCTTAGTACGAGGATGGATAAAGGAGATCTTAATCTGGAAGATACCTTCTAGTGGTTTCCAGTCCTCTCCTTTACTTGCTTCGAGCTGCTTAACTTGCTCATCTTTATAGGTTCTCGAGGTCTGAGCAGTATAGGCTCTTCCAGTTCTAGTAAAACGAGGCCTCCCCATCGCTACTGGAGGCCCCTGTAAGATTCCTTGATGTGCTAATTTCCACATTATACCCTCTCTAACTCGATCATCTTGGAGAGTTTATTATACTTAGATTTCCAAGCATCTCCACTCAGCATCTCGCATAATCTAACGAGAGCAGAGATAGAAGGGTAGGTATCTCCAGCGATCCACTTAGAGATCGCATTCTCTGTAACTCCACAGACCTCCGCAATATCTACGAGAGCATAATCCGAGCCCATAATATATCCATGTAGTACTCTAGCAAATTGAGGAGAGAGTATCGCTGTATATTTATCTCGAGCCCATTGGATAGCCTCCTCCGGTTTATCCTCGAATATTTCTCTACGGAGTACTAGCCCGTTAATCTGGATCTTCGCTTCCCATACCCAGCTACAGTAGATCGGGCTCCAGATCTTACAGATCTCTCCAATCTGCTTAACTGCATTCAATAGAGCAAAATTATCTAAGTAGATCGGCTTGGGAGGAGTTCTGCGCTTGCTCATCTTGCGGAGCTGAGTTCTTCCATTCTCTTTTACATATCTTCTACGGTTCTTATTCATTGTTTTCTCCCATAATATTTTTAAATACTTCATCCCTATTTAAATCTAATTTTACGCTTATCCATCCTGCTACTCGATAGAGAACCCTTCTGTTAGGTTCTACTTCTCCGGTTACCCACATCTGCAGAATAACAGTAGGAATTCCGATTAATTCTGCTAGGATATCATCATCCCAGTTACATCTCATTACGTAATCCCAAAAGGCTATCTTATCCATCTTAAACCCCCATCACATAGCAAAGGAAGGAGAGAGTAGCTGGGACCGCAAAGAATGCTACTGTTACTAGCAGATAGCCTAGCATGGTTAAAGTTTTATCTTTTTTCATTGTTTGTACCTCTAGTTAGATGGGGAGGAAGCCCTCCCCAGATTGATTGATTACTTTTTGATAGTGTATTTTTCTGCGATATCTTTTGCATTAACTAACCATTGCTCACCATCTTTATCGGTTCCGATATATTGCAATCCTTCGATATAGTTGTGAGTTACAGATGTAATCTCTAAGGTTTGTCCATTCGCTTTATAAACGATTACAGTACCCATAGAGAGATTATAGGCATCTACTACCGCTAATGTTTCTGCTGTATTTTTTGAGTTGTTAATTTGATTTTGTAAGTCTGCTAAGTTCATTTTTTGTACCTCTTGTTTATATCCCTTATTGGATATACTTAACTATAGCATAGTTTTTTATAGGTGTATCAATAAAATTAGATTTATTTCATATAGTATTATGGTATATTGCTATCGTATCGGAGGTTACGATATGAAAACGACAAAAGATAGACTACGAGAGAGCGATATTCTCTGGTTCGATTATGTAGTTCCTACGCTCGCTAATAGGTTCCCCGGTGCATGGAGAACCGAGATAGGAACGAGTAGAGATATCTATAATGGCATAGACTATACCTATACAGAGAATGGAAAGGATACTACTGTATCTGCTCGGATATGGAAGAGCAGGCCTGCTAGACACTTCGCTCTAAGATGGAGGAGAACCAAGTATCCAGAGATGGACTTAGAGATCCATTCTAGAATAGCAGCGATAAAGACTGGAGAGGAGATCTCCGATCTAACTATGGAAGGCTTCCTATGGAATGGGATGCTATATCTCGCTATTATCAATACTCGGAGCCTCTATACTGAGATAGAAGGTCTGGTACCCTTCATGAGTGAATTCTATGTAGAGAATAATGGACCGGAAGACCGTACCATATTTAAGAGGGCTCCCTTCGATCTGTTTCTAGATGCTGAGATTGAGCGGATTATCCTGCCCTTAAAAACTGCGCTTTAATCTCATCTACTATTTTGAAGATATGCTGGATCTTAGTCTCTAGAGTAGTAACCTTCTTATCTAGATCGTTAATCTCTTGGACTAATTCTCTCCGGATAGCATCTTCTCTCTCGTACATATCAGATATTACCTTATCGTATCGAGCCCGGATATCTGCTTCCCGCTTATCCTGTTTTAGTTCTCGCTCATCTGCTCGCTTCTGTAGCTGCTGGTTCTGCATATAGAGGAAGGCAGCGAAGGCTATATTAGCTCCTCCATTAAGAAGGATATTGATTAAGGGCTCTTCCATTACAGACTCCAGGAGATTATCCCGGTAGCAATCGCATTAGCGATTATTCTAAGGGATTCTAGATTTAATAGATCTCTATGGGTATCCATGAACAGAGGCTCGCAGCAGATAGCAATCGGATCTCCTACTCCTTTAATCGTATACCATGCATTCTTAGTCCAGTCTCCAGAAGAACATCTCTTCGGAAGGCATCTAACTAGACCGGGTAGAGCTGCCTCTCTCATCTTGTCACATATCGCAGAGGCTAGATCGCTTCCTTCTGTGGATCCCATATGGAAAAAACTAGAGTAATCTCCTCCTCCTGCATTAAGATGGAGAGCGAGATATACCTGCTCTTCGTTCTTAAATCGCTTGGAGTACTCGTTTACTCTTTTGTGCCTATCTGGGTAGAATCCATCCGAGATGGGAAGAACCTTAACTCCGTTCTCTAGTAACTTCTCTTCTATCATGAGAGATAGATACCCTGTATACATTGCTTCTAGTCCTAGTCCAAAGGATAAGGGCTCTACAGAGGCTCCTCTATCTTCTGGGTTATTTGGCTTCCCTGCATGCTGTCTATCTATGAATACTATCATAAGGCTAATATACCTCGTTATCTTATGAAAGGAGGGAAATATTACTTACGGATGGTTACTAGAGGATTATCCTCTATATGGAGTACATATCTCCAGCGATTATCGCTCCATGACTTAGATACGATCTGGCATTTATGAGAAGTTAAACCGACCCTCTCCGAAGTAATCGATACAATATCTCCGAGATCCAGATATCCATACTTAGGAGCAGCAGAGATCTCTATAGCGTAGTTGCCTAGAGCATGGGCTCTAATCTTATCCCTCGCTATTCGGATAGCAGTCTGGAGATCATAAACGAAGGGAGCCTCTATAACCTTCTCTCTCAATCCGTACCGAGTAAAGGAGATATAGGCTATAGGATCTTTATACTTAAGAGGTTCATCTTCTACCAATAGGGGATCGATAGTAACTTGGGAGCGATAGGCTCCGCTCATACCTGCATAAGAGAATCGGATAGTAATCTTATTTATAATCTCTCCCTCGAGAGGAGTTAATGGAGAGATAATCTCTAGCTCTCCGCTCTCTATGAGATGATGAGTAGGGATAATTTCTTGGGAGTACGTATAAAGATTGAGGGCTACTTTTATACCATCTCCTCCCGTTACTACCATAATAGGAAGGAGGCTCCAAATATTACTTTGGATCCAATCGAGAGCAGATACATCTAAGTCATTAACGAAGCCTCCAAATTTATAACGATCTAGTACTGGAGCTAGCCCACTCCAGGAGGAGTAATCGAATAAGAGATCAGTCTTCTGCAGTACAAAAAGAGAGAGATCTACTGCCCCTTGAAGAGGTCCATCTCCCATTATACTAGGGATTCCACCTTGAGAGATTCCCCAGCTAGCATAATAAGAGAAGGCTATCTCTGGGCTCGATACTTGGAAGTTATTATACTGTACGTTGGTTCCTTCTGGGCTTCCCACTATCAGATAGAAGGGTACATAGGCATGAAGGAAGCCTTTAGAATCTACCGCGATCTCTACTGGATTGGTAAAGGATCCTCCTTGACCATCGAAGATTTTTACAAGAGATACTCCGGGCTTCATTACTTGATGATAGGCTACTTGGAAGTATTGAGTTTTTAAGGTAGCTGTTCCTCCGGCCTGGTATGCAGGAGTAGCTCGAAGATCTGTATCTAATGTAATACTTCCAGCTTGCTCTCTGGAACTTGTACCCAGTTCTCCAAATACGAAAGGGACCACCTTCCCTTTACTTTTATCTAGAATCGGTATTGTATAATTATCTTCTATGATAACGTGTTCTTCTCCAAGGAGATTAGCATCTCTTACATTAACTGAGTTCTCGATAGTGAATGCTACAGTACCCTTAGGAGCATCTGGAGCTCCGAAGATCGCATCTAAGGCTCTACCCTTAAATATTCCGATTCTATCCTGCTGTGTGAATTTAGTTTTACCATCTCGTATAATGATCATTGAGAGAGTACAGATAGCATCGTTTATAGTCCTACCCTTAAGAAATTCCGATACCCAGTCTACCTCCTCGAAGATGAGTTCTAGAGAGATGGTATTAGCTTCCAGATCTACTCCTAGGAGATCGCTCTGGAGATTAACCGGAGGATCTGAGAGGCTTCCTCGATAGGGGATAACTGTATTCTCTGTAATATCAGATATATCTATGGGTACTGTAGAAAATCGGTATATCGCTCCGAAGTACTCTATATCCAATAGGAAGCAGATATCTCCCTGCTGTATATCGCTCCGCTTTATTGTATCCATTACTCGATCTCCTCGAGATTAACTGTAGCTACTCGGAACATCTCATCCACCATCTCTTCCCCTATTACACTCTCTACAGATACCTCTCCAGTAGTTCTCGCGAGCATATGCTGCGCTCTTCGGTTTAGAATAATCTCATCAGTACCATCTAGCCCGGTTCGATATGCAGCTACATCTATAGAAGGAAGATATACAAGAGGCTCTTGGTTACTCAAGTATCTAAAGATTCCATTCATCAGATAAGGATCTCCATAATTGGCTATAGGCTGGGCTCCTGCTGTATTCGATATCTGCCAGTAGTCAGGACTAAGAGAGAATAATCTAGTAGTGTCTATGGGTTCTGTCCAAGCTATAGAAGCTGTTCTCCTTCCTTCGCTCATCTTGCGAGCAAAGAACATTCCATCTAGAGTCTCTTGGGCTTGGATATTGGGAGAGTAAGAGATGCTTCTTCCTCTCTGATATTGCGGAGCAGGGAAGGCTACCGACCCCATAAGAAGAGATCCGATCTGGAAGTATCCCTCGAGAGTATCCTGTACCGGAATCTCTATTGCTAGAGCATATTGCCCAAGGTTAACTCCATCGAGCCTGCTCTTAAGGAAGGTTATCCGATCTGGGATTAATCGGAAAGTCCCAGAGGCTGGAATAGTAGCAGGATCTGTAAGATCTGTATCGTACTGGAGTACAGTCTGCTTAAGTCCGCTGCTATTGGTCCAGATGCCCTCGCTATTCATTCTGATTTTAACTATCTTCGTAGTCTCTCCGCTCGTAAGTTCTGCTCTCCATCCAATAGCCTCCCCATAATGGAGTAAGAACTTCTTCCCGGTATCGTTAGATATTAGAGTATTGCCCTTCTTTATATAGGTTCCGTTAAATCCTTCGCTGATATCTACATCCGCAAGAGTTACCCAAGCGGCCCCGGTCCAGCTATTGAGAGAGAATCTCCGGAAGTTGGTATTAGCAAGATGTACTCCGAGTACATCACTTAAGCCCAAGCTCTTCTCCGTTGCTTGGACCTTCGGATCTATGAAAAGAGGGATCCGGGCTAATACTGTATCGTTAGAAGATCTCCAAGTAACTCTCGGAGAGAGGGATATTCCATGGAAAATATTATCAATAGGATAATCGAATCGAGTAGCAATCTTATAGATATCTTCTCCTCGCGCTGGAGCATCCTTCGCTGTGATCGCTAGCCCTTGATCTATGTACTGATACTCTCCGAGGGGAGGATACTTCGCTCCTCGTAGATCGAACTTACCGAGCCCAGCCTGCTCTCCAGATGTAATCGAGACTTCTTGCCAATGAGATTCAAAAGTAAGAAGGCCAGAGAATGCAAAATGACCCCACTCAACAGTATTACCAGCTCCGCTCGCTCCCTTTGTGATACCGGAGATGGATTGGAGAGTCCACTTCTTAGCCTGATCTCCATCTGCTGTTCTATAGTAGATCTCTGCATCTGTATCTTGGAGCCCTATAACTATCTCTGTGCTAGCTGTCATATCATGAGAGATAGTAGCCTTAACTCCTGCAGAGTCTCTAACTTGTATAGTCGTAGTAGAGAATCTAAGCTGCAGCTCTGTGCTATTGGTTGTATCATCTTGGAATATCTTTAAGGCTATATGATCTAGTAAAACACTAGAGTTCTGATCTACTTTTAATCTCAATCTGATAACCTGGCCTTCTGTAAAATAGCCTCCGGAATGAGTGTAAACATACTTCCGGATATTCCCAGAGGTAGAGATATTTAATCCCTCTCCATCTAGAGATTGGGTTCCGGCTCCTGTAGTAGTGTACTGAGAAGAGGAACCAGGTAGCATTACAGGTATATAAGTAGATTCCCATACTAGATACTCGTAGAACGAAGGATTATCCGATCTCGCAGGATATGAGAAGGAGGAGTAACCTCCGAGGGCTAGGCTCCATACACTATTAGTATTGTGTCCAAATATCTTAGCCCTTCCCTCATGTACACACGATGAGAGATTCTGTAATCTATCGGAGTTACTTCCGTAATCTAATATGTATCCATTCGATACCGTAGAACCTCCTCCGCTTGCATATCTCCAAGAAGTACCCATATCATCAGAATAGAATCCAATAAGCCTCCCATCTCCGAACTCTTGAGCGATTACCCAGATGAGCCCATCTTGAAAAAAGGCTGTAACATTACCTCCGCTCATTACATTAGAGGTAATACTGGAGAAGGTTGTAGCTACTGCTACAGTATTCTCATTAGCTGATAGCCATACTGCACTAGATAACCGGATACCCGGATTAGGAATCTTAGTAAAATTTAACTCTTGAGTATCAGATATATAGGCTACTCCGATAGTACCATCCGGAAGGGCTACGGGGCTCGGCTGGTGAAAATATCCATCACTTATATCTGAGATAGAATCTACGAGATTAAAAGTAGTCCCTCCATCTCTCGAGATGTACTGGGCTAATCTGTTTGTATTGCTAGTTTCAAGTTCAATAAAGAGGAGTACTGTATTATCTACAGTGATTAACTTCATCTTCTTAGGCTCATTCGCGCTAGATGCTAGAGAATCTACTAGACCTCTCGAGGAGATCTGGCTCCAGTTATCCCCTTCATCTAGAGATCTATGTACTTTTATATTAACCGCGTTCTCGGATGTATATTGGAAGTAGGCTACTAGAAGGCTACCATCCTGTAATCTAGTAATCGAAGGGAGGCCCAAGCTCGAAGGAGTACCGATAAATAGAATGCTCTCGAAGGTTTTAACAGCATCTATAGATCCGTTCTCCTTCTGCCTATGTAAAGTAATTGTAAATCTATTGGAGGAGTCTAGAATCTCCGAGATTACCCAGATAACTCCATCTAGATTACTCGTACAATCTGAGTAAAAATAAGATCCTACAGCTGTACTAGAAGAGAACTTCCAATATCCGCTCTCCGTAAGGATATGGGCTGCATCCTTCCCCATCTCTATAGAATCCGCTCCGCTCCATTTAAATCGAGCCTCTCCTGGGAGCCCTCCTTGCATGGTTTCGATAGTTATATCTTCACCTTGAGAACCGATAGAAGAGAGAGTTAAGTTAACTCCTTCGCTCTGTGCTTCTGGGATACCTGCTCTCGCGTTCGCTTGGGTGAATTGGGATTGAGCATCCCATAGATTATCCTTCGAGATGGAGATACTCGGAATGAGGAAGCCTCTTAAATAGTCTGGAGTTATATTTGCCATTTTTAGTATCCTCTTATTCCTACAGGTTTAGCCCTTGAGATTCCTAGTTCCTTAGAGAATCTCCCGAAGTGCTTAAAGGGTTGAATTACTACAGTATTAACGCTTCCGGAGCCTCCCTGCTGGAGATTCCTTACTCCTTGCTCTCCTCCGATCCTTCGGACTGTAGCCCTATCTAGTATAGCCTCTCCTCTCAATACTCGAGCATTAGCCTCATCCGGGGCCATTCCTCCCATATGGAAGCTAGGCATCTGCTGGCTCATTACTACTCCGGCCTGAGCTACCCCGGTAGCTACTGCGAGAGCAGATTGGATAGCATTGAATGGAGAGATTAACTTCTGAGCGGCTACTACTGCCTCTGCTGTACCCATTGCGATCTCGGCTAATGCCATACCCTTACGGAAGTTAAATAGCCCTCTTAGGTTCTTCTGCTCCTTCTCATATGCAGCCCTCTCTATATCGCTCATCGCGGCTATCTCTTCCTGCTTATCTTGCATAGCCTTAACATCTATTTCGTTACCCTTGATCCGCATCTCTGTAAGTTCTGCGAGCGTTCCTCCAAGAGTTAACGCTCCCTCGAGATTCTCTTTAAGGCCTTCTCTCCTTTTGGCCTGGAGTTCCTCTTCCTTATCCTTGAGTTCTTCTATCCGCTCGAGATCTTTATTATGTAACATCTGCTTTATGATATCTGCTGCTAGTTCTTCCTGCTCTGTAATCTCTCCGAGTCTCTCTATCTCTTCTATTCTATTACCGAAGGCTAGAGACTCTCTCTGCTCCTCGCTCATAAAAGCTTGAATCTGGAAGTCCTCTAGTTTTTTATTGGCATCTATCTGTCTATCAAAAAATCTATTTTCTGCTTGGATTAAGGCTTCCATAGCCTCAAGTTCTTCTTTTACTAAATCTACACTCTTTTTAGCAGGCTTAACTCCCTTCTCCTTCGCTGCTGCTGCTGCCTCTGTAGCATCTGCCAATTCTTTTTCGAGAGTTACCATCTCTTGTGCAGTCTCTACCGCTTCTGACTGCATAGCCTCGATCGCTGCTCTCTGGTTTTCTTGATTAGCGAGATCTGCTAGCAGTCCCTTCTCTATTTTTCCAAGTTCTGCAGCCTGCCTAAGTCCCTCTTTTGTTAGATCGATGCTATCAGACACCGATTTATTTTGTAATTGGAGAGTCCGTAATTTATCCTTCTCTCCTTCTGAGAGCACTACATTAGAAGAACCTGCAGCGAGGTAAGCATCCTTAAGACTCTGGACTGTAGCCAATAACATATTAGTTTCAGATATGTTTACTTCTACTGCTTCTAAATTTCCCTTGAATGCTTCGTTAGCTGCTTCTCCAGCCTTAATTAGATCGAATTCATATTGGGTTATCTGTCCCGTAAGAAGTTTAAATTCTAATCGCTGCTCTCTTAATTTGGATGCTGCATCAACTAAATTTTTCTGCTGTTGCTCTTGGCTCTCAATCAAAGATTTTTGAGCATCTCTTAAATCAAGTGTTAACTGCCTAGCCTTCTCGAGTTCTGCTTGATGGGCTACATATCCTAGAGTTAATGCTCCAATCGCAACACCAGCAGCGATTACAAGAGGATTAAGAGCAGCGAAGGACATAGTCAACCCTTCTGTAACTGCGAAGGCATCTGCTAATCCATCTGCTGCTTCTGCGAGCTGAGGATTAACCCCTCGAAGAGCGAGCCCTATGGAAGAGAAGCCCCTATCGATATCTCCAGATGCTTCTCCTACACTCTCCAAGCGTTCTTCAGCTCTCCTAGCAGCAGTAGCCATATCATCGAATTCTTTAGAACCTCTCCGAGCTGCTGCTGCTGCATTCTTAGCAGCCTTCGCGCTAGCATCTGCGCTCTTCTTAGCAGCCTTCTCGGCTTGCTTAAGTTGCCTATCGAGAGCAGATACCATCTTCCGGGCTTCCTGCTCTGTTACATTCGGCATCTGCTTTAGTTTATTAATGAGATCCTTAAGATCTGCTTTATAAGCGATATTGATAGATCTTTTCTCTTCTGCCATTATATCCTCCGGATAAGATCATCAGCTAGAGCCTTGACTATCTTATTAGCTGCTTTTCTATGAGGTTTAATAAGTAATTCTTGAGATGCCTTCTTCCCCTGGGGCTGGATAATATCTTGCCCTCTATTATTCTCGGAATCTACTCCGAACTTTATAGCCCAAGAGTAAGGAGCCCTATTCCGGAGGAAGGCCTCGAAGCCTCCCTCGGGAGTTATCCGGAAGCCCCTCTCGAACTTCTTCCAAGATCCCTTCGAGGTCTTACGAAAGAACCTAACCTCTCCTTCTGCAGTTTTACGGATAATCGGCTTCCGTACTGGCCAATCTTTAATAGCATCCGCTTCTATCTTCTTAAGGCTACCCTCTATAACCTTGCGAGCATTCGGAGCTACTGTATCTAGGAAGCCCGTATAGAACTGTTGGAGATCTGTATCGATCCGGATTCCTGCTCTTCCTTTATTGATTTTAACGCTCATCGATTGCCCCGTATTATCTCCTCCATTCTAGCCCTTTTTATGCGCTCTTGTCTATCCTTAGATGCTTTTGGATCTTCATTTGCTAGCCTATACTCAGCTAGCAGCGATACTCGGAGATCTGGAGAGAGAGAGTAATACCAGAGAGGATCCTTCCCCCATCGAAGAGAGATCCGAAGAGCGAGGAGATCTAGCCCTCCTCTCCCTCTTGCGTAAAATTTGCCTTCTCTTCTACCTCTTGCTCGGATGGGATAACTCGCATCATCTCTAATAGAACTTCGCTTCCCATCTCGTAGATCTTAGCAGGAGTAACTCCAGCATCAAGCAATCGATCCAGGATCTTATAACCGAAGGCAATAGGATCTCCACTCGTTACCGGATATGCTGGAAGCACTCTTTTATGATCTATGGATACTGCTATAGCAGCTGCACATATCCTTCCAAGCTGGGCTCGGTTGGGATGCGCTCCCCATATGGATACGAAGTCTAAGCAAGTAGCAATCGAGGAGGGTAACCTCCCCTCATGCTGTCCAAGTTTTTTAAGATCTAATAGCATATGTACCTCCTACGCTATTTTATGCTGCTACCAATCCACCGTAACATGTGAAGTTCAGAGTAAAGCTGCTTGGATCTCCTTCTGAGAAGTCTAAAGAACATATACACTTAGACAATGTAACGAAGTGATCTGCTTCTGCTGCATCTGGACTATCTGCTAAGTACTTGATATCGATACAATACTGCTCGATAAATGGAGTACCGCTTAATCCAGTAGAAGTATTCCCAGAGTAGAATCCAGATTGAGTAATAAAATCTCGGATACTTCCTGCTTCTGAGGCATCAGTAAATTGTCTAAAGTGAAAGGAGAAAGAACCTGTTTTCGCTTGCTCATCTTGCTTACGGATTGCTGAGAAATTACCGCGATCCATAACTACGAGCTCAGAGAATTGCTGGGGATCTGAGAAGGTAAAGTTACCATCTTCGAAGGCTACTTCGAGAGATACACCACCATTATCGAGAAGGGTTATAACTCCATCTCTTTTAGTCTTGGGAATTGTTGAATATGCCATTACAGCCTCCAGGGGGGATTATGATTAATATTTTAACCGATTGGATTAGATAGTGTGTAGTATATTGAACGATAGAGTAATCAATATATACTCTTGAGAATCTGTAACCGTTCTCTCGGATGCAGTATATCTAATTGTAAACTGATTATCCGTAGAATAAGCCTCTAACACCTTATTGATTACCAGCTCTTCAGCATCTAGGCTAGCATCGTAATCAGTAGGATAGATATCGAGAGGTCTTAATCGAAAAGAGAATAGAACTTGCATTGGAGTAGAGAGATAGACTCCAACCGCTCTTCTCTGTCTCTCTTCCATTGCTGCAGAGGAGGCTACAGAGATTGAGAATGCTTTATGGGCTACGGTATTCTCTGTTCTTCCGAAGAAGTCCGGAGTATGCTTAGATTCTTTGAACCCGGAGAGAGTCTCTATCTTCGCTGCTATTGCCTTTCGGATACTGGAGAGAGATTCTGCCATTATCTTCTCCGGAATCTGCGAGAGAAGGTTCCATTACCATTGAGGAAGATAACAGGCTGCTTAGCTACTCGATCATTAGGGTTACCTGTCTGGCCATCGTGATTATGGTCATAGATAAAGTTTATCCGCTTCCATTCATCTTTATATTGAGAGAAGTGCTCATTAGCTAGATCTAGATATCTTCCGTTACTCTGTCCAAGGCTAGAATGGAAGTCTCGGAAGATGTAATAGAGAGCTAGATTCTGATGAGCAGCACGGAAGGCCTCCGGGCTCATTACTAGATACTCCATCCCTCCTCCTTCGGTCCTCATTCTCTGTACCAGAGTAAACCAAGCCTCATCTATATAAGTCTGATAAGAAGTTAAATTGGAAGGTCTGATATCTGCGAGTTGAGAATAAGTAGCAGTAAGATCTCCATCCGATACTACAGGATATAACCTTCTTAATACTACTGCTGCCATTCTACGAAAAGTATAAACCTCTCCTACAAGTGTAATCTTCCACTCCTGGAGATATCCCTCTCCGAGTACCAGGCTCTCATCCAAATTCGAAGAAGAGTGTACGTAAGTAGGGATATTAGCAGGGAAGGTAGCGAGAGCATTATCTACTAGCTTGGTCTGATCTGGTTTAAAGAGTGTATATCTTACTTCTGTAGGAACTGCTAGCACACCATCTCGAAAGATCGGAAGAGTTGTAGTATTAGACTTCCCGCGCTCGAGGAGCTCTGGGATCTTGATCTGAGGAGCATATGGAGTGCTAGTAGTCATTACCTATTCCTCATCAAATATTAAAGTAGCAGTAGCTGGAGCTGCTGATGACTGCAAGAAAATAGAATCGATTCTATTATTACCTCTCGCTAATTTTTGACTATAATATTCATTTACTTTTATCAGAGCTTTATCCGCTCCAAGAGTTACTCCATCTGTACCTACAGAAGTAAAAAATATATCTTCTGTATTGCATGCAATTTTTACATTCCTAGAGCTACTTGGTAATTGTACCTCTAAGCATACTGTATTAGTAATTGATACTACTTTTACAATTGGGTAATTATTTTGACTTCTTAGATCGATTGCCATTATTGACTCCTATTTAATCTCTTTATAAAGTTCGATTCCCTTTTTCTGGAAGGCTTCGATAAATGATAACATATCTTCTCTAACCTTGTAATGATCATCGATCTTAGCCTTAATCTCTGGGATATGCTGAGAGTTAAGCATTCTGTTAACTGCTTTGAGATGTGTAAGGCTCTCGAGTTCCCAGAAGTGAGGTTCAATAGGAAGGAGAGTTCCATCTAATACCAGTGAGCAGCTCCATTTAAGGAAGGCTTCTCTATCGAAGGATTTAATTACTCGGTTTCCTACTACTCGGACCGATTGCCACTTAGGACAATGATAGAACCCATTCCGGACTCTGTATTGATGGATATATTGATGTTTACCCGGATCGAGATAGATCCATCCCTTCTGCTGTAGATTACCAATTCTCGAGCCTGGGTTCCCTCGTTCTCCGGATACTTGATGTACTCCATTAACTCCGGGGATAATATGTTCCATCCGGATATTGGGTACAAAGAAAAACGAGCGTTCTATCTTGGTTGTTTTACCCTTCGTAACTTCCTTCTCGAAGTAATTATAAGTCCAATTGGTAGGATGCCATTTATAGAAAAAAGGATGATTTGGCTGCTCTGGGAGGAGCTCTTGCTGGCTAGTCTGGACCGGGGCCCAAGGCTGGGGAGTTAAACTCATAAAATGTACCTCATTGTAAGTTAAAACAAGGGGAAGAGCAGAAGCCCCTCCCCATAAAAGAATCTATAGATTAGCTTAAAGTAGCAATCTCTACTCCTCGATCATCACTGATAATAGCTATTCCTAGGTAAGCATGACCGACTACCTGAGTAAGTGCGCTAGCAGCTGAACGATCCAGCTCTACCATAACTTCACCCATCTGCATAGATTCAGCAGCACCCGGAAGAGAAGCAGGCATCCCAGTAGCATAACCGATAGCACCTGGAGCGAACATAGCAGCTTGATAGTTAGATCCACCATCGATAACATAAGAGCTAGTATAGATCTCTACACCCATAAAAGAGCCTTTATAGTGAGAGCCCTTAGCAGCGAGAGCCTCAAAAGAAGCAGGAGCGTAAGCTACAGCTCCAGTCTCTCCGCGGATAGAATCTTGCAATTGTGCCATCTGAGCAGGATGCAATACACAGACATAAGGACCAGGAGCCCCTTTATTAGAATCAGCAGCCTCGAGAGCTTGGATAGCATCTTGGAAGATATCTACGCTCATAGTAGCAGCAGAACCTACCTGAGCAGTAAATCCAGAGAATACAGCTGCAGTAAGTTTAGCGAAGAGAGCATCGTAAGACTTAGAGATGTGCTCAGCGATACGGAACGGGTCAATATCTTGTCCCATACCTGTCATGGTTGCCAAGTCAGTAATAGAGTAAGCAAGAGAGTTTCTCTTACATACTACATCTACGTGACTATCTACGAGAGCAGTATTAGCTACGGCTCCATCTTCGGTTGCACCTGTGAAAGCAGAGAAGCCATCTTCACCATCTAAGAACGCTTTACGAACTCGGACCGTGTCACTACCAGATCCATTAATAGATCCGATAAAATCGATAAAGGGAGTATTTTTAAGATTAACAGAATCCTTAAGAAGTAAGCGGATTTCCGCAGAGATCATTTGAGCGAGTCTTAAATCACCGACCAGCCCATTATTAGTAATTTCATTTGCCATTATTGCACCATTAGAAGAAAAGGGAAAAAATCATTATCTGGGCTCTTCTGCTGTTTCGGGAGCGACCCTACCCATTAGAAGTATAAACGAAATAAATAGGACTAGCAAGGATAAAAAAAAACCCCTCGAGGAGAACGAGGGGAAGGGCTTGGGGAGGTACATCCGAAGCCCTTTTTAAGGGATTGTAAGAGGATTACAAAGATACTACGATCTGGGCTCCGGTTACATTGATTACAGATTTAACCTTAAGGTTATTGTTATCTGTAAGCTGTACGTCTAACTGGACCTTATCCCCATTGCTGTCATATGCTGAGCAGTGAACTATCTTTTCTCCCAAGCCATGATTTAAGGTTACAAAGGTGTTAGCTGTCAAGTTCTGAGGAGCGAAAGTCTTACGGAATGAAGACTTAGCTACAAGTACTTGACCACTAGCAACGGTAGCCATGTTACCAGCTGCAGGATCTGCAGAAATAGCGGCTTGGGCTCTGGCTGTAGTAAAGTAAAGATTAGTACCTTCTGCGATATCTCCAGTATCAGCAGTTAATGTAATCTGACCAGTACCGGAATTATAGTTAAGTCCAGCAGCATCTACAGAGATAGCAGCGCGAGCTCTAGCATCTGTAAAGTAAAGATTAGATCCTTCTGCTACGTTAGATGTAGAAGCATTCAAGCTATAAACACCATCCGCATAAGATAGACCCGTACCAGCATCGAACTGAGCAAAGACTTGAGAGGCTCTAACCTTTAATTGTCCATTAGAATTATCATATTCCAAGAGTTGAACATCTGGAGAAGATACTGCTCCAAGAGAGATACTGCTTCTTACTCGAGCTGTAGTATGGTAAAGATTACTAGATCCTTCGCTAATGTTATCAGAAGTAGCAGCAAGAGTAATAACACCAGTACCAGCATTATATGAGATCCCTGCTCCAGATACAGAGATAGCACCGCGAGCGCGAGCATCTGTAAAGTAAAGATTACTAGAACCTTCGGAGATACCATCGCTATCTACATTAAGTGAGAAGCTACCATTAGAACTATCATAACCAAGTCCAGTTCCAGCAGCAAAAAGCCCTCGGATCTCTGCTTGATCTGCAGTGAATTCTCCAGTACTAGCATTATAGTTAATACCAGCAGAAGCAGAGAGAGCAGCTCGAACCTCAGCAGCCGTAACATCTCCACCCTCAATCTCTGTAAAGTCTGCAGTAGTACCAGCAGATCCCCCGTTATGGATAAAGGTCTGAGCGCGACCAGTGACAGCTGTTAAGATGATGATATCACCTTCTTGTTTCTCATCTCCAGAGGTATAGTTAGAACTTACCCAAGCAGCGAGAGAAGCAGCAGAAGTATCTACAGCTACATCTGTAATAGTAAGAGGCTTAAGCTTTAATTTAAGATCTCCACCTTCTGTAACGAGCTCGGCATAATTAGCAGAATCTGAAGCGATACCGACTACGCTATTAGCTTCCAAGTAAGAACGGGTAACCGCATGATTATCAGCTGAAGGGGCTTGATTAAGTTGAACAACGCCCTCGAAAATATTTGTGGGTGCAAGAAATTGCATTTTAGACTCCATATATAGATTAAGAGGGATCCCTCCCTCGCTCTATATACTATCTCAATAATATCTCTCCAGAGAGTGAAATTTGGAAAGATATAGTAACTCTATTCTCGCTATTATGAGTAACGGAGCCTTCTGCGATTGTTCCATCACTTAGAATAATCTGGATCATTGGTTTATATCCGAAATTGTGATTAATCACTATGAGATTGGTATTAGAGAAGCTCAGTACTAAGGGCTCCGAGTTTACACTGGGTATATATCCTAGCATCTATTCCTCCGAGAAGACTAGAGTAACAGTAGCAGAGGCTGCAGTCTGAGTAGAGATAAAAATAGAGTCATGCTTATTTCTACCTCTTCCAAGGTTTAATACTTGCTTAGCTTCCTTCGCTATAAAGTCCTTATCTGCTCCTAGTATTGCTCCATCGGTCCCAGATGTAGAATAAAATAATTTGTGAGTCTGGGCTCCTATCTGCAGATGCCTAGCATTAGCAGGAAGTAATACCTCTGTAGCTGTCTGGTATACTGTGATAGTTTTCACTATTGGGAAGGTGTTACTCCCCTGTAGATCGATAGACATCGTACCTCCTAGATCTTAGATCGATCGCGTTCCATGCAGCCGCTGCTGTCTCCAAGCCTTTATAATTGCATCTCTATTTTGCTCGTAGAACTCTCCATCCTTAAGACCTCGAGAGATAATATCTCCACTCTGTACCGGTGCAGGCTTGGCTCCTGTATTCGTTCGAGGAGGTATTAAGGGAGCACTCTCTACCGCTTCTGCTTGGATGGGAGCGGCTTCTGCACTTGGAGCGGCTTCTGCTGTATTCTCTGGAGATGCCTTCGCTAGAAGATGAGGTCTTAGAACTAAGGGAGCCTCTGTTGGATTTTCTTTTATCCCCTTTATCCAATCCTCCAAAGGAGCTTCGCTATTCGAGCGACTATAAGCCCACTCTACAGCATCTCTAAGATCTGGATCTGTAAATCCCATATCCGATAACATAGATACTCGGCTATACTTGCTCTCTGCATCCAGTAAAGACTGCTCGAGAGTAGATACCTTCTCTTGTAATGTAGAGATCTTAGTAAGTTCTCCAGATTGATTATCGAGAGTATCCTGGAGAGCCTTAGCGACTTCCTCCGCTTGAATAGCTCTAGCGCTTAGTTTAGAGATTCTATCCTTAAAAGCAGCTTCGATATCTGCTTTAAGTACATACTCTACTCCTTCATGGGTTATTTTTTTCATCAGCTGTACCTCTGGTTTTTTGGTTTCTTTGAGTAATATATCGAATAAATGAGGATTCTGCTAGAAGCTTATCATCCCAAGGCATCTCGAATGCAATATCTAAGAGAGCCTCCATATCTACTACCGGGAGCCAATGATCATTTGCATTCATCTCCTCGAGGATCTCCTTCCGCTTCTCATAGTAGCAGCAGCCCGGATGGACCAATCTAACATACATAGAGAGAGCCCACTCCTCACAAGATATCCACTCTACGATAGAATCTTTAATCTTTTCGATGGGCTCTTTACACTCTTCACAGATCATTATAAGAACTCCGCTCTCTCTCTCCGGATCTGAAGTAGATACTCTCTAGCCTCTCTATCATCCATATCATCATACATCATCATAACCGCTTGCACTGGAGATATTAATCCTGCGCTCATCTTAGCAGTTATATCCTCTCTTTGGGCTCGCATCTCATCCGGTGTTAATGGCATTGAATGATAGGATACCCTATATCCATCCTCTGGAAGAGATGTTCCGAGGAAGCGATTAGCTAAGATAGCGGTCTTCGCTAAGAGTTCCTCATCTCCCAAGCGGAATACAGGAGCGAACTTCTTTTGGGCTTCCCTCTGTCCACTTTTGGAGACTGCTAGAGCATATCCAGATCTTGGATCTCCATTTGTTCTGCTGAGTTCTGAAGGAGAGAGCCCAGCTGCTAATCCTACTCTCATCTCGTATTTAGAGATAGACTCTAACAGAGCATGAGGATCCGTAGGAATAGAGAAGGAGCCTACTAAGGGCTGGCCCTGAGCATCTGGATCTTGAGTGAATACTAGAATAGAGCTCGGATCCGTAGCAATAGAAGATCTCCGGGCTATCTCATTTTGATCGATCTGGGAGAGTCCAGCTACAGATAATCCGGCTACGTACTTCTGACTCCAGCAGGCATCTCTAACAAGATGCACCCACATAGAATATAAAACAGCAGAAGTAAGAGATCCATACACCATCTGAGAAGCATTATAAGGATCCCATAAAAACCCTGTTTTTTCTGCATGGTATAAAACTACGGGGAGGAAGGGATTCCCCTCTCCATCTCGATAGGGATAATCCGCTCCTCTATGGGTAGGGTGTCCCATAAACTCTACAGATACATCTCTACCCAGGCTTCCATCCTTCTTAATCTCGTACATTCCGAAGATCGGTTCCTCTGGATTCCGAATATCGAGTACATCGGCTACCCATACCGGCTTCCCTTCATGCTCTCGGAGTCTAGACTCCTGATAATATACGGGGATATCTGGCTGGTCCGGATGGGCTTCACAATATAATAGATCTGGAGTAACAATCCGATATTGGATTCCTGGAGCGATAGTAGGAGCTCCTACTACGTGAGGATTAACATCTATCCGGATCGCGCTCTCTCGGAGTCCGATTACCATCTGCTGGGCTCTCTGCATGAGCTGCCATAATCCAGCCTTCGTAACAAGTCCCTCTCTAGATACTAGATCGGAGATATCTCCATTCAGATTAGTAACTGCTGGGACCTCATGATATAAAACAGATAACTGTCTAGTGATTTGCTCGAAGGGATTGGAGGAGAGATCTGCAGGACCCCAAGCCTCTCTCCGATCTGCTGGAAGATGCCTAGCGAGTTCATCTTCTAGATCTTGCTCCCATGCTCCGATAATCATTCGCTTCCGGAGTGCTGAGTGATTCCATCTATCTTGCTCTTCTTGGTTTGGTGCTAGAGGCTTCATAGGAAGATTAGTATACATATCAATAGATCCTTAGTTTACCGGGGATATTTGCTTTACTAGATTCAAGGGTAGGAACGATACAATAGCGGAGAGCATCGACCGAGTGACCCCACTCATCGCGAGATCTCGCGGATTGGTTGCGCTTCATTGTCCACCGCTGCAGAGAGAGGATTAACCGCTCGCATTTAGGATGGATAAAGAATTGCCTCCGGGCCATAATCGAATGTATCATAGCACTCCCATAATATACACTATATCTAGGCTTTTTGATTGTACGAATTCTAAAGGGGAGATTACCCTGAGGATAACCCATAACTCTCTCGAAGGCCTTCATAAGAAGCGAATTACTCATCTTGCCACCTCCGGAGCCTCCATAGTGAATATTATCTCCGGTCCATCTGCAGGATGCAGCCTCGATAGAGTTTCTACTCAGCATCTCCAATATCGCTCTAGCATGAGCCTCCGGAGGTGCTGATCCGGATACGTACTCATCTAGAACATATACCCAAGGCTTAGAACTATCTGTCATCTCTACCGCTGCGAGGATTGCTACCTGTGCATTAGGCTGAGATCCATGGTCTACTCCAATGCAGAAGGAATAGTTACCAAATGGAGCAGCCTCCTTAGAGATCATATCCTCCGAGAATTGATCGAATACTCTCCCCTCCGGTATACCGATTACCCAGTCTCCGTTAAGCCTCGCTGCTCGGTCTATTGGGAGGTAAGTCTGGGAGATTGCATCCACTTGAGCCTGGGAGATGATCGCTTTACAGTACTTGGGAGTTGTAGCTTCTACGGTTAAGGGTGCTCTATGGCAAGTTACTCTCCCTTGATCTACTAATTCCTTAAGGTAACTTACATCCTGGCCGACTGGAGTCATAGTTATACCTATCGTTCCAGTAGTCCCTCCTGCTCCTCCTCGAAGAACACGAGCAGCGAGCTCTCCCCATACCTCACCGGATACGGGCTCATCGATTGCAACGTAAGCAACAGTAGCAGAAGCCAATCCGAGCCCCTGGTTAGCGGTCTTAATATGTATCATGCTTCCATTATTAAATCTTACTACTGGATGGATACCCCGGAAGCCTCTCCCCGGTACGAATTCACAAGAGGGATGGAGAGCATCCTTAGGAATCATAGCATAGAGCTTCTCTTGGATCGTTATGCTCTGCTGGTGAGAGTGGGTAATAAGGAAAGCCTGGATAGGAGGAGGATCTGTATCTAGATAGGGATGGTTCCCAAGGCATCTATATAATAATTCTGCTGTCTGAGCGTAGGTTTTTCCTACTTGATTACCTCCGAGAAGTAACTTAATCTTACTTGGATCCTTAAGCCAAGCCTCCTGCGGAGGAGTAGGACAAAAGTAAGCGAGCGGATTCTGGCTAGCCCGGTTCTTTAATCTCCTTAGATTCTTTGTAGTATCTCGGATGCTCATTAGAACTTAATCCCCATAGCCTTAGCCCCTTCTCGTATTGTTTTCTCTATGGGTTCCTTCCTCAGAAGGGAGATCTCCTTGCATACTAGGAAGAAATATTCTGTTTTCGGATTGGATAAGCCTGCTCTCCACTTGCATAAGAGAGAAGGATGGGAGCCTATCCTGCCAGCTAGCCAGCTTAGGCTCTTCTCGTGCTTCATGAGTTCCAGCTGTACCCATAATCCGAAGTTCATTCTCTACCCCATGGCAATCGCAAGGACT